TTTCTCATCCTCTGCACTAGGTACGAGGGCAGGAAGACTATCAACAACGATACAGTCCACCACTTTACTTTCAGCGAATTTAATGACGGCTTCATAAGCCTCCTCCATAATGTTTGTAGAAATTACAAAAACTCGTGATGAGTCAACACCGCAAAGGTCAGCGTATCCAGTTACCCACTCTTCTGCAGCAACCCACACAGTTGTAAACTCTGGGTCACGCTTTTGATTAGCTGCAATAGTCTTAAGTGCAAGCGCTGTCTTACCATTGCTAGCCTCACCAATTAGTTCATGCCACTGGTTAGGGGGCCAACCACCACCAAGTGCTAAGTCAATGGACAAAGACCCTGTAGTAAAACGAGCTGGGTTATCAATAATGTCTGAACCCAATACTACAGTTGAGTCCCCCATCTTCTTATTAAGGGCGTTAACTACTTTTAGTAAGTCTGCTGATAGTTTCATTAAATGTGTCCAATGATTGTTGTTGGGTTAAAGCCACCTGATTGTACTTGTCTAGCGGGCTGTGCTGGCCCAGACGATTGACCGCCTTGACCAATAATACCTTTACCCATACCGCTACCTGACTGTTGAATTGGGTAGCCGCAATCGTAGCATCGTTTACGAGATTCAGGAGTAGCCCCACCATAGTTACCGCTACCGCATTCAGGGCAACGGTCTGCAGAAGGGGTGCGCTGTTGAGTCGGCGGATATTGAGGCTGTTGCGGTTGAACATATGTCGCAGGTTGTGGCTGCGCCATTGGCACCTCAGGCATAATAGGCCTTGGTGCTGGTACGTTCATCTTCTTTGCCCACCAGTCAGAGTTACTCATAGAACATGTCTCCTATATCTTTACTCTCAGCAGCTATAGCTGATACGTCAATTATACCTAAAGATGATGCAATTGAAAAAGCGCCAATTATTGAAGACAGCGCAATAGAGTAATAAAGCTTATTTAATAGCTCAGCATCTTTCTCATCATCTAATGAATCTCCATGCTCTTCAGCACTTTTAATTGCAATTGTAGAAAGAACATTAGAGGCTATCTCAGCCATAGTTTCAATGTATGGGGTAATAGTGTATAAAGAACTAAGTCGTCTATTACTGTCCTCTATCTCTTTATCTATGCCCTCTTCACTAATTGGGCTAAGGCCAATCAAATCATCAATCTGGTCTTCTCCGTAACCGATATCATGTAGAAACCATCTGACCATTGTGCTTAATGGAACATCATGCGTTTCTACTTCATAATCAGGTTCTTTTTTCTTACGAAACCAACTCACTTGTGGCCCTCTCCCCAACGCTGAACTACGTTAATATCAGAAATAAGTGGGATAGGCAGAAGGTCAATACCTTCCATAGCATCACGAATGGCTTCTTTAGCTTGTTCAACAAGATGGTCTGGGGCAATTGTTACAAGTTCGTCGTGCACTGTAAGAATCAACTTTGCCTCCTTTGGTAGCCTCTCGTAGGCCCTAATCATAGCAAGCTTAATAATGTCTGCTGCACTGCCTTGAATACGGGTATTAAAGGCTTGACGCTCAGAGCTAGCCCTGAACTTCATTACTCTAGAGTTAATGTCTGGCAAGTAACGGCGTCGGCCCATGATAGTAGTAACATAGCCTTTCTTGCGAGATACTCCTACAACTGTTTGTTTGTATTTAGACACAGAAGGAAACTTCTCAGCAAAAGCGTTTAAGAGCGCCTTAGCCTCTTGAACTGTGCAGCCAATCTGACTTGAAATCTTATCTGGACCTACACCGTATGCCATAGCAAGAACTAAAACCTTACCGGCTTTGCGGTCTACTCCCACGGTGTTACCTACGGTAGTGTAAAGGTCACCGCCAGTAAGATAGTTATCCATCATAATTGGGTCTTTAGACATTGCGGCAATAACACGTGGCTCAATCTGTGAATAGTCGGCAACGATTAACTTATGACCCTCAGGAGCAATAAATAAATTACGAATGGCTTTACCATTCTCACTAGCCTCTGGGTTTGGAATGTTCTGCAAATTAGGGTTTCGGCTAGAGAAACGACCGGTCTCCGCGCCCCACTGAATAAAATCTGCATACAACTTACCGTTGACTAGCATACTATCTCTAATTTCAATCTTAGACTTACCGTTAACAGTTTTAACAACCTCGCCACCCAAGTAAGGAATGACATAAGTACTCTGCAATTTATTAAGGTCAGAGTAGGTTAATAGCGCGTCTACAAACTCATCTTTTGAACGAAGTTCTTCCAAAGCGGCTGCGTTAACTGAATAATCTTTATGGGTAAGGCCTTCTTCTCCCAACATGACAGCGTTCTTCTGACCTGTTCCAGTAAGCTGGCTAACCTTCAGGCCTCTACATCCTTCTTCTTTTGGGCCATATAGCAAGTATTGTTTTTCGCTATTTGAGTTCATATTAAATACCCGCCCAACAACGCTGTAAGCGTGGGCTTTTGCTGTTTCAATATCAGCCTCTAATCTAACGTTGAGTGACTTTAAAGACTCAATATCAATATAAGTTCCTTCTAACTTCATATAGCAAAGAACCTCTAGTACATCCATCTCAAGCTTCATAACTCGAACAACGTCTGATGCTTCTAGTTTTTCTACAAGAACCTTCCATAGCAAGAAGGTGTACTTGGCATCAAGATAAGCATACTTAGCTACCTCATCAAACGAGTAGTCCTCTACTTTATGGCCAATGCCTTTTTGCATGCTGAAACCTAGTTCGCGCTGCAAACAATCGTCTAGACCAAGCTTTCCGCGGTTCTTATTGTCATATAAAAAAGATGCCATAAGCGTGTCAAAATATGGTTGGCATGGTGGGGTATTGTCGTAATACTTTGCTACAGAGCTAAGGTCAAACCCTAAGTTATGGCCAACCTTAAGAATGCTTGGATGAAACATCAATGGCTTAAGAGCCTCAAACACTTCTGCAGGGAACAGTTGCTCAGGGCCTGGGGTAAACACCTTAGTAGCTTTTTTATCATCAGAAGAATAATCAGTATCTCTAATAGGCAAACCTGCATCTAAGCGTTTCTGACCAACACCTGTAAGTGGTCGTATTAACTCTACAAAGTCTCCGTTTGGATGACCCATAGGAATAACATCTCCACGGCCATGTGTAGCAAATGATATCCAAAGTACTTCGTTAACCGCAGGAGTACCTCTATGAGTGCCGACGGTTTCTACGTCAAAAGCAAATGCGTCTTGTTGTAAGTAATAAGCAACCATCTCATCAAGCTGCTCTTTGGTAAAAATAATATTCAAGTTGTATCCCCAAAATAAGGCTGGAGAGCCAGGGGCAGGGGATGTAGCGCCTGACCCTCCAGCGGTCTATTTGCTAGAGCAGTGAAGCTGCAACAGCTTCGAGCTCTTCCCAAGTTGGTTCCTTAAGGTCGGAACTTACAAATGGCTGAATGTCAGCAAGTGACTTTTCAATAGCCTCAATATCTGTCATGCCCCAGTCCTCTACGAGGTCGCGAGACTTAACTGCGTTAAGATGATACATGGTTGTCTGCATCTTTCCTGAACGTGAGATAGCCCAGTAGTTTTTAGTTAATGGGCCTTGAGGTGAAAACTCTGCTGCATGAAGCGCATCATACAAACGAGGGGATGCAATAAGTCGTTCACGGCGTGGACCGCCAACAGCACTCAAATTGATAATGCTGAATGCGCGCTTTAGCTCTGGCTTGCTGCCAAGCTTTACACACAATGGGTCATTAGCACCCAATGAGATATACGAGCGCTGTCCGCTTGTCTTTTGTGACAAGAAGTGTTGGCGATAAACGGCAAATGGGCCGCTTGGGTCAATGAACTTAATAATTTGTGGGGTATCACCAAACTTAAAATCAGTTGGGTATGTACCAGTAGTTACTTTATTAGCTGCGTCCCAACCTGATGCAACTGCAGTGCTTGCAGTAGCCTGTGGTGGACGAGCTGTGATTGGTGCATCGGTCATAGCAAATTCATCTTGCTCTGGCATATATTCATCTGTTCTATTTACAGACATTTGTATCATCCTTTATATGTTGTTGTTTTATTTGGTTTCATCTGCACGGATTTGCGTCCATGCCTCGGCAATGTCAATGCTGACCTGCCGGTGTAAAGACCACTCTATACGCTTTATTTCAAGAAGTCCAGCCGTACGTAGTATCTCCACAACTCTTTCGACCATGGCGCGTGAATATAATCTACGCCCTTGGTGTTCTTTTCCGTTTACGTCTTTTGTAGAAGGAAGTCTATAAGGTGCAGCGGGTAGGTAGCCCTCTTTAATCCAGGCACGTAGAGTTATTACAGGTCTACCTAACGCCGCTGCTATAGCGCCAATAGTAAACATTTCAAGGTCTCTGCCATTGGGTAATGTTTTCTTTATAGGTTTTGCATCCCAATTAAGGTCAAGCTCCACCTCGGGCTTCTTAGCCACTACTGGTTTACGTTTACGTTTACTACCGGGATAGTATTGGTCAACGTCGCTAAACATTGAATCTATTAAATCATCTGTCACTTATTATCAACCAAAAATGCATAAGTAACTTTAGCTGGAAACATAGCATCAATATCTGCTTCAGTAAGAAGACCTTCGTAAAAAGCTGCCATGATTGCTGATTCATCTAATACTGAAATTGTCTTAAGGCATTTATCTTTAATACCTTTAGATGTAAGTAGGTCTTCGGCAACACTCATATCTAAGTTTTTAGATACACGGCGCTGTTTTGTAAGAGTTATTTGGCCTTTGATGTCATCTTGAAGAGTGAGCCTTTTGTGACCTTTATCGTCAAACTCTTCTTTTTCAACAGCCTCAAGCAACTGTTCTTTAAGTTGAGTAGTGCGATTAGTAAGTAAAACAGCCTCATCTTTAAGGCTTAAATATTGACGTGCTATAGATTTGATATCCATATATTCTCCCCTGTTATAGAGCAGAATCTAATACCGCTCTATTCTTTTGTCAAATACTCTTCTAGGGCTGCGATTACAACGCTGGTGATGCTGACGCCTTCAAGGGCAGCTTTGCTTTGGGCAGCTTTCCAAAGGGTATCAGAAACGCGAATTGTGCGCGTTGGCGTTTTAGGTGCATTAGGCATACTCTAATTTTAGAGGATAGCGCTGTTCAAAAACTGCTTAAGACTGCCTACATTCATAGTAATTCCACCATCCTCATCTATGCCTTCCCCATCAATGACGGCGCTTGCTACAGCGGACTTATGTTGAAGTGTGTCCCATTGGCGCTCTTCTATACTACCCTTTACGATAATGTCTTGAATTACAATGGTTTTCCAAGTCGATGATGCTCGTTTAATTCGCCCATTTCTTTGTACAGCTGCTCCGCTACTCCAGGGCAGGTCGTAGTTAACCAATAAGTTAGCAGCCGGAAGGTCAACCCCATAGCCGCCAGCATCAGAACTAATGAGTACGCGAACAGCGGGATCAGTGTTGAAAGCAATCTTGTTATCCTCCTTAGTTTTAGCATCTAGTTTACCTGAGTACAAACGGCATTGGTCTGGCCCAAGAGCAGCGCTTATTTTATCTAGCATGTCTACATAAGTCGCAAAAATAACTACTTTGTTCTCATCGTTCTGCCCTAGGAAGTCGTTTACATATTGAATTAAATAATCCAATTTGGGGGAAGTAGTCAACCCCTCTAACAACCCAAGCTCAACCAACTCATGCGCGTATCCTGAGCCCTCACCATTAAGTTTTTTAAACTTGTCTGCGCTATTGGTAAGCAAGTCTGGGTGTGAGCAAAGCATCTTTAACGCCCCAATTTTAGACATTATCTTTCCACGCATCTCGTCCTCAGGACCGCCTCTAGAGCCCTCTTCACCGTAATGAGTAAGTATGTTAAAGGTAGAGCCAAAAAGAGCCTGTGCTTCGTCTAAATCAGTTGTCAAGTCCATTGAAATACGGCTATACAACTTAAACGTTTTACGATCTAATGTAATGGAAATGGGGTCTTGATGAATTGTGTCTGGTAGAAATGGTGCTACGTCAGGGTCTTTCTGCGCTTTACGTACAGAAGCCTCTTTCATTGTTTCATGAAGAACTGACAAATTGCGATAATGTTGAACGCCGCCCCAGTTGTTACGAACAATAAATGTAGAGTCAAATATGTCAAACCGTTTTAATACAGTTGGGTCTACAAACTGCATGATGCTATACAGCTCTTCCGGCTTACCGTTTTCAATAGGCGTACCAGTTAAAGCAAAACGGTAAGGGGTGTGGATTAGTCGTTTGACTGCTTTAGATCGTTTGGATTTGAAAGATTTAATGGCTGTTGCTTCGTCAAGCACAACAAATCCTCTTGGTAAGTCTTTGATGGAATTCCAGTCGTTAACAACTTGCTCATAGTTAAGTACGATGTAATCAACCCCTGAAGTCCGCCAGTCCATAGCTTCGGCGTATTGGTCTGCTCGTTTCTTCGGCGTTCCATCAATAACCAAAGCTTTTGAAGTTCCATCTGTAAATTTCTCAATCTGATTAGCCCATTGATACTTCAACGAGGATAAACAAATTATAAGCCCTGGCTCGGTAACTTTGCCCTCATCCATCAATTGTTCTAAAGCGGCAATGGTAATAACTGTTTTGCCTAACCCAAGGTCGTAAGCGACAAGCATCTTTGTGCGCTCGCACATACGGGCTACTGCCTCAGGCTGATAAGGGAGAAGGGTTCCCGTAAAGGTCATGCAAACAAGCCTACCATACGAGCTTTAATAAGAGCCGATAGGTCTTCAATAGAGCTATTGTTTATAAATATTTGGTCAACTTTGTACCCATCCATTTGAGTTTCAGATACGTGAGAATTAACGGCTTCTACACCAATTCTTTTTATACGCCATATTTGACCCTGATTAGCTTTTACCATGTCCGCTTCATTTAAAAATCTGACATCTGTTATTACATATTTAAGGTCTGGCCTTGGATCATTAAGCATAGTCTTCATACACTCATTAACCCAAAAGTCAGGACCAAATAGTTTACGAGCACCAAGACCTAAGTTTTGAAGCATGGAACGAACCAAATCATTTTGTTTAGCGGAATCCCACCCATACACATCTATAAGATTTTGTAAGCCAACTACTTTGCCATCCTCCATTGGAAACGGCGGATCTAATTCATAAAGTAATTCACGAACTTTGTCAGCAAACGCAACACGTGT